TCAACGAAAGCGTAAGGGAGTGAGCACACGAGGACAGTGGTGTAGGACTCTGTAGCGCCTCTCAACTGAGACAAGAGAAGTCCTGCGATCCCGTCAGCCTGTTCACGATTCATGGCTGAAGCAGAAACCTCTTGACAGCCCTTAAGGGCATACGGAAGTTCGGCTTTGAGTCGATAAAGGCTGAGAGCCATACCAGCAGGCACGGCGTCAACGACGTCGCGAGCTGCTTTCTGACTCGGGACCCACGGTGTGTGCCCAAACTCACGTTGAGTTCTAAGCAGATCGGTGTAATTCGGAACACGACTTTCCTCAATCACGCCTAAGGCTATTAAAGCCAAGGCGAAACTTTCGTACTCGTCGCTCCCGTACTGCGCGACCTCAAGGAAAGAGGCTTTAACAGCGTTTTCGAACTGCTCTTCCAGAGTTATGGCTTTTGAAGCCACAGCGATCGTCAGGCTCTTCAGAATGCTGGCTTTATCCAGCGGAGCCATCCACATCTCAAACTCTTGGTTGTAGACCCACTTCCTTTTGCAGATTGTTGCTTGGTCACCGGGGTGCGACCTGTAGGTTGTGTCGGTTTTTTCTGAATTGGTGTACTTTAAGCCAATGCTCTTGAAGTAAGCCTGAATGGTGACAAAGTCGAACCACTCTAGAGCATGATCTGAGACTGAGTAACAGTTATCGTCACCCATGGCGTAGAACACCACGTCGCGGCGGAAGCAGTAGAGGGAATCCCTCCGGCTGAGATCCATTTGGAGCTGATCAGCGACGTAAGCTCGATGAGTATTGAGCCACGCGAGGCGGATGTACAGGCTGTTCACAATGTTGTTGATGAGGAACGTGAGGAGCACCCCTGAGCTCAAAGAGCCCGGTACTTCTAACAATTCCTTGTCCATCAGCAGAACAGGAGAAGCAATTTCGCTGGCTATGCCAACCATAACTGCCTCCTGCTCCTCCGTGACACTGTTGTGAGCCTTAATCACGTTTATGACAACCGTGAAGGCTGCCATCATGACCTCGGTGGAAGTTTTCTTGTCGAACTTTGAAAAGTCGCCGTTGACGACTCTGTCGTACTGATACAGACGCCGCTTGATCTCACCCCAGTCAGGAGAAAATGGGTTAACTCCTCCGACTGTTTCGGTCTCCAAAAAGTTTTCCGTGAATTTCGCCATAAACATACCGTAGTACATCTTGGTTACTATAAGGAAGTCCAATGGGCCTAGGGTGAAAAGGCGGATCTTTCTGTCAGCAACTTTCGCCGCATCGCGTGCCTCGTCTTTAAGACACGTCTTGTATACCACTCCCCAGCGTTTGCCACTCGCGTAGCACTGGATCATGGATTTGATTCGAGCCATTAGCTCGGGGTTAGGAGAAAAGCCCTCAGGGGCCTGCTCCGTTGGGTCCGAGACCAAATGATGGTACTTCTTCCCTTTGAACGGCCAGCCTGCACTCGTACTTTTAGGCAGGGATGATATGAGGCTGTTGCGAACGTCTCCATTAATGGAAGTGTACGCGTCCAGCACACAAATGCCGCCAAATGCTGGCTGTCC